CCATCGTATCTATAATATATGTTGTCGGTTGTGTTATAAAATTCATCACCCTTCTGGGGATCAACAGGAAAACCAGCCGACCTGGTTAATCTTTTTCCTGCCCATTTACTATAGTGTGTTCCAATACTTTTTACCATATTACGGTGTTGTTGTAGTACTTGTACTAGTTGTAGTACTTGTACTAGTAGTTGTTAGTATAACAGATCTCCAAGCATTATCTCCAGAGTGTATTCCAACTGCTGGTCTAGAGGTGTCGTAGTACATCTGACCCTTACCAGATAAACCAGCTACACCAGTATCTGTTGGTGGCTCAGAGAACTCCTCAAGCCTTCCTTTAAATTTGCTTGTGTGTGTTTTTGTGTCTTTTAGGTTGCTCATATATTCCTATTATACTGTAGTTGTAGTACTGGTACTTGTAGTTGTAGTTGAAGATGAAGTTGATGTAGTAGTACTTGTGCTGGTCGTGGTACTGGTACTAGTGGTGGTTGTACTAGTGCTTGTGCTTGTAGTTGTAGTACTGGTACTTGTAGTTGTAGTTGATGATGAAGTTGATGTAGTAGTACTTGTGCTTGTGGTGCTGCTTGTACTTGTAGTAGTAGTACTTGAACTTGTGCTAGTTGTGGTGGAGGTAGAAGTTGTTGTACTAGTGGAAGTAGAGGTGGTTGTAGCTACTGTTACACCTCTCCAATTACTACCATCATATCGCATCCAAGTATTCTGAGTTGTATTAAAATATTCATCTCCTGATACTGGCTGTGAAGGATTTCCAGTCTCTACTCTGATTTTTCCTGCGAATTTCTGATGTGTAGTCATTCTAATTATCCATTTTGATGGTTTTTGGGGCCGATGTCAAGCACCAACCCCGCAAACCTAATTACTATGAAGCGTATGCTGCTCCATCACCCAGTGATCCCCAAACACCTCTCCAGTCGGAGAAGCCGTTAGAGAATCTCATACGACTCTTAAATAGAGCCATACCTGAGTCAAAAGCCATGTCTTGTTTGAACTCTGGCTTAATTCTCCAGAACCATGTTACTTTGTGCTGCTTGCTGTCAAGCAAGAACCACATTGTATTGTTCTGAGTAATATACTCCCAAGCAACGATCTTAAATTTACCTGAGTAAACATTAGTATCATTGTCAGCAGTACCTGGTCTTAAACTAGAACCAGTTATTATCATTGCGTCTTTTTCAAGGTCTACTGGCACAAGAATTGTGTCAGGCATGACTTGAATACGCATCCCTCGATCATCTAGTTGCTGTCTAGCAGCAATTCTAGCTGTCTCAAGGTTAGCTTCTGTCAATGTTATTCCAGTTGCACTGGCATTTGATTGAGTTGCACCACCATCTGATCTTGGGTGTGCTGTGGAGCACAAAGGCACCGCATCACCACCATTATAAGATGTGTTAAATGCACGATTGAACACGTTTGCAGCTGAATTTTCAGCGGTTCTTCGTGCAGCTCTACCGAGCTGTGCAGGCTTACCCTTGATTACGTTATATTGATCATCTTCTACAAGTTCCTCTGAAACCTTGAAACCCTTCGTATATTTTTGATGGGTATAGGTTACATCGTACATTTGTACTGGATCATCATAATCAATTTGCTCACCTTCACCAGTTTGCTGGAATAGACCAAAACCTGTAACGCCTGAGTCTTTTTCATCCTGTTTGCTAGAGGATTCTACTCTAAACACACTAGGAAAGACTTGTGGCATTTCTGAATAGGCATCATCAAAGATTTCCCTAAATCCAGGTTCTAAAAGATCGCCAAAATTTGAACGATAACTTGCCATGATTTATTCCTTTTTAACAATTAATAATCTAACCTAAAATTTATGCTGTTTCAGGTTCAAAAGCATCACCTTGCCAGGCGACAATTCTAAATAACCCCTTGGAGGCATCTGAATCACCATCTGGATCTCTGGACCATAATTGCATTTCACCAACTGTTGCACTGTTGGTATCACCATCTATCTGATCCTCATCTACTAAGGAGAAGAATTGCTTATCCATAGCAGCAGTAAGGTCAGCATCTGCATCGTTATACCAAAGGGCATAAGGGTCAGCAACAATTATAGCTTTTATCTGCTTGTCAGTAGTGTTATCTGCTGAGGCTGTGTATGTAGATGAACTTGAAGTCCATGTACCATCATAATTATCAGAACTTGTTGAGTCTAGGTCGATACCATTCTTATCGACTATCCCAATACAAACTCCATAAATACGATCATTAGCATCGCAAACAGCAGCGTAACCACTAGACATTTTCATAGCGTCACCAACAGTAACTGTTTCACTAGCAGCGATGATAATGTGGTCAGTTACAGGGTTCTGTGCACCAAGTAGGTGCCCTCTAAGCGAAAATCCTGCCATGATTGTGTCCTTTCTTTACTAACTACTTAATTCCTTCTTTCGCTTTAGGTATTTGTCAGGACTTATACCCAGCTTAGAAGCTATTTTTCTTTCTTGCTCCGTCAGACCAGCGTCTTTTTCTGATTTCGCAGAACTGGAAGACATACTTCCGATAGAGGCTACATCCTGAAAGGGAGATTTATCATCCTGTAGTTTGTCCTTGTATGCAATCCAATATGCATTTTCAAGGAACTTAGGTAGACGATCAAGAGATACTTCATCAAGTATCTGTTGCATAGACTTACTACCGCTAGGGTCGACTAGGTCTGCAAATTCCTTAGAAACTAAGTCAAGTGCATCCTTTCGCTGGTCCTTTGATAGCTTGTCTAAACCCATTTTGGATTCAAAATCAGATACTATCTGAGATTGCATCGCTCTTCGGGTCTCTACAATACGAGGATCTAATCCCTCCTTTGCCTCTCCGTCACTTTTTTTACCCATTTTAGAGCTATCGGGGGATTCCCCCTTAAGTGCTGCATCAACAGCACTATATAGTTCAGGGTTGGTTTGTAGGACTTGTCCTACTTGCCTCCACTGATCTAATTCACTCCTAAGTTTTTCGGCTTCTCCCACTTTTCCTGATTGTTCCCCTAGCTTTTTCTCTAATTCGAGGTAAGCCTGGGCAATCTCGTCAGGAGATTTTCCTTGAAACTTTTCGGGTAGATTTGAAGGTGCTTCACTGCTTTCTTCTTTTTCTTCTGGCTTGTCCTGAGCAGTGCTTTCAGGGGCCTCTGAGTCCTTTACGGACTCTTCATTTTTGTCTTCTGCCATTTTGTCCTCCTTTGGGCCGCTGGCCTGCGGTTCTCCGTATATAGATTAACTTTATAGTTACTATATAAGTCTGTCAAGTTATGGAATATTAGTAGTCTAGCTGGTAATCGTCAGTTAAATATTTGTTTAATTCAGAGGCTTCATATAAATCAGCTAGGGTTAGTTCCCTATTTGGGTTATCTAGCACACCCCAATACTTACCATGAATATCCATAGACATATCTCTAGGAATACCCCATCTGCTAAGTTGGTTATTTTTTATTAATCTTGCAGCTAACCTTGCTGAATCAGTTGCAGAATATGGATTGAATCCAGATATTCCAAGACTTTGTATCGTTTCTGGCTCGAACTGATAATAACCCTGTGCTGGGCCTCCTATCTGATCAATTGGTCTTCCACCACTTTCCAACCCAGCCAAATCCATTAACAAGTCTTGTGGGACACCATATTCCTCACCAGCTCTTCTTGTTCCAGAAAGCAATTCTTCAAAAGATCTTGGGTTTTGCACCCTCCAATCATCCCACTGAGGATTTCTATACCAACCGCCAGCATCCAGGGGTTGTATAGGAACAGACGAAACCGCTCTTCTTTGTGGGGTTGATGTTGGAGATGGTGTTGGAATAGATCTTTTTTTTCTACTTGGTGGAGTTGGTAGGGGACTTGGCGTAGGATCTGCTTCTATTCTTATGGTCTTATCACCACCACTGAAATCTGGCAACCAATCTTTTAGACTGCCAAGTCTCTGGGTGGCAGGCCTAAAGAATGATCTTAGCTTATCTCCTAATCCTTCTAAAAATCCAAATCTAGCCATTATTTCTCCTTCTTTTCTCTTCTATTGGCCTCTTCAATAGATCTAGTTATTAGTGCATTTATTAAAACATATGCCGATATTCTTCCACGATAAAAATTTTGTTCTGCATTAGATTTAACGACATCATCAATTCCATTTATACCACCAACCATTCTCATTATTTTATCCTTATCACTAGCTAAAAGTGCCGTTAATAAATCTTGAATACCCCTGTATTCTTTATCCTTATTCTTTATGGAAGTAATAGCAACTAAAATATCTCTTGGAATATTTTCAAGTATTTTGGTGGCTTCTAGGTTTTTCTTTTTAGCCATTTCCTAATGCCCTTCCAGTTGGGACTTGGCCACCACCCTGTATCCTTCCAGGCATAGTTGCTCCCAAATCCCTGTCTCCACCATTTACGGTTTCTGTTTGTGGTCCTCCAGAGGGTGGAGCACCAACTTGCAGCCCAGTTTGACCGCCTAGCAACTCAGTACCTCCCTGACCAAGCCTAGTAGTAATTGCCATTATTTCACCCATTATGTGGCGTACTAGTTTTTGATACAAATCCTCTGGTGCTTGCTTCATTTTGTCACTACGCAAGAACGCAATATGCACTTGGGTGTGAGCAGGTGGGGCATAAGGAGTTCCATTTTCTGGAATATCTCCGCCCTTTGATAATTCGTCATTTTCTTGAGCTGCCAAATCTACAGCAAGCTCTATTCTATTTGAAGATACCGCCTCCTCAGAATCTTCATCTTGTCTCTTCCACTCCTGTGGGTTGTAGTCATAAGCTCTTATAAGCTCATCAACAATCTTTTCTGGGTCATAGCTAGTTGTTTCACCGTCTGCAAGAGGAAGAATAAGCTCTGCCATCTCCCTTAATTTGTCCTGCATAAGTGGTTTAGATACTGGTAGTGCTGGACCTGACTCTATCTTAAAGTCATATCCACCACTTGAGACAGGCATAAAGTATTTAGGATGTATTTCAAAAAAGTGTGTTCCTGGTGTTCTTTCCTCTTTTATTCCACCTTTTTCATCTAAGTATAGTTTTAGATTTTCTGTTCTTATCTGTTTGAATTTCTCGATTCTTGGCTCACCATCTATCATCTTTAATCTGTCAGATGCTGCTGCCATTGCCATTTCTCTCTTATATTGCTCACTATCTTTTTCTCCAATGATCTTTTCGTATTTTGGTTGAGAATAGAACTGCATTATGTTTGCTAGCCTCATTCTGCCAATATCAGTTAAAAATCCTTTTTCTAGGTTAATGATCTTCATTCTTATTCGCTTAAGAGTTGATTCTTTAAGAATAGCTGCCTCAGTAGCAGTAGATGGTGTTTTTTGTAGGGCCTGGAATCTATCATCAATTCCAGTTACCCTAACAGCATCTTCATTAATAGCCCTTTGGGTGAGTTGTACTGAAGCTGGAATATCACCATATTCGAGTGGTTTAACCTTTGCAGGATCTCCAGGAATAGCTCCATGTGGCCTAGCTATTAGATCCTCGTCTGAGATGCTAGTAACAGTTGGGTCCATGATAAACGTCTTATCAATATCTAGGTGGTGTCTGTCTATGGTCATTCTTCTTATAGTGTTAAGTTCTTCTTGGATTGACTCCAAAAGCTCTGCCTCACCCTTACCATAAAACTTATCTACCCTTTTTACGTCAACTGATTTGGCAAAAGGTATCTGTTTGTGAAGATATGGATTTGGTCCCATTCTCACCACAACATCATTTACTACAATAGTTAGCATATCTTCTGGCAACCTACCCCAATACCACAGTACCTCTACTTCATCCTGGTGATTTATGCCCTGTGGTGGTTTGTAGAATTGGTAGTACTCAGTATCTCCTCCTGGTTTTACAAATCTGAAGTTGCCATTAGGATTCCAAATGGGGCCATCAAAAAACCTTTCGGCATCATGGTAGCTCATGATATATCTTCTAATTGCATCTCTTGCTTTATATGGGCCAGTGTTAAACTCCCTAGCCTTCTCGTCAACAAACATATCCCAAAAAGACACTTCCTCAGCCATTACGTCATCGTATTCATACACTTCTCTTTTTTGGGTTTTGTAGTGATATTTTCTTTTTCCCTTTTTCTCAATGTTGATAATATCCTCAACCATCCTTTTATCACGAAGATAGTATTCCTGTGCGAATCCAGTACCTCTAATAAGGGTAGATCTGAGAACATCCTGTAACATTAAGTCACCATTTGAACAGTCCCAACTGTATTCAAAAACCCTGTTCATCACCCTTGCAGCTGCTGCATCTTCCACACCCCTTGGTAACACCATTGGTCTTATTTTTTGCTCAACCATCTCAGAAAGAGTAGATTCAATAACTGATGTAGTTAGAGGAATGTAGTAGTCTGACTGCCAATCATTCTCATTCTTTTCTTGGCGATAAGCCTCCCACGCCTTTTCTCCAGACTCGGCTTTTTTCTCAGCCTGCTGCCTATGAGGAGCTTCCTCCATATCCTTTTTTCTTTTATAAACCCATTCCCTTATGTCGTTCTCTTTATCTGATGGCTTGTAGCGTTTGTTTATCTTAGCGTTTTTTATTTCAAATGGTGTGTCAACCATACAAGTACCTATGTTTTCTTGGTCTAGATACTTTCCTTACTGGAGGAAACCATATATCTAAACCATATGCTAGTGCATCTATAATATCATCATTTTTACCTCTTGGAAATCGAAGTAGTTCGTCTTCCAACTCATTCATGTGAGGTACATTTCTATTGTGATATATTTTTCCGCTGGCGTAAAGTGGTTGTAAACCTCTGATTCTGTGCTCTTTTTGCCTATTTTGCGGTTTAAGTTCAAATATAGGCAACCATTGATTTCTGTTTTGCATCTCGTTATTTAAAGTATATTGTAAAGTCTTTTGAAAAGCTACTTGCTCCAGCCCTATCTTAGTGGGTTTGTATACGTTTGATAGGTTAAATATCATATCTACCAACTCTTTAGGCTTAACTCTTTTTCTGAAAATGTCAAGAATATAGATGTTGTTGTAAGAATCTACTCCAGAAACCACCATAGCAGTATAGTCGGCATCCTGTTCAAGAGAGAGAGCTGGGTCTACGGTTATGAATTTGTTTAAAATCATACCCTTCATGTTGCCAGGTTCGTATTCCTTAAACCAGGTGCGTTTAAAGTCAGCATCTTCTTCTGGAACTGGGTCATTCATCATTTGGCAAGAAAAAAAGTAGGGGCCTTGTTGTCTATAGCGTTGAAGCAGGTGTTTTCTATCGTACTTGTCGGGAAATAGTGACTTGAACCCCTCATCCACATCAAGTGATCCCTCATAAGCACGCCTGATCATGATGTCAAACTCTTCCTTAACCCCAGGTTCCTCAAGCACCCAGCCATATAAATCATTAAAGTGCCAGCGTGTTCCTATAAGGATAATCTCACCATCTGGTTCAAGCAGGTTTAGTGCCTCCTTATAGAAGTCTATGGTTTTCTCTATTTGGTCAGCTGTGTTAACGTAGTCTTTGTTAACTAGGTCGTCTGCGATAATAAGGTCATAGTGTTGGCTGGTTAGATTAGACTCAATACCCATAGCTGTAACAGTTGATTCTTTCTTGCCATGTGAAGATTGAGCAGCCTTTAGTGCTATCTCGTCCTGGGACCACTTCTCTGCATCTTTTGAGAGATCTCCCCAAATCATGTGTATTTTCTCATTGTGTTTTAGGTGCTTTTTAACTTCGGTTAAGAAGGAACAGGCGTTTCTGTAGGTGGCGTTAGCTATAAGAATACGAATCTCAGGATTCTCTACAATCTTTTGAACGGCATACCCAACCGTAACTAGAGTAGATTTGAGGTGACCACGAGGAACCAGCATTAACTTCTTCTTTTTGCCCTCAGTCACAAACTTACACAGCTCATTGTGAAATGGTGCAAGGGGCACTTTACCTTGCCCAACCTCCACTTGGAGTATGTGACGATTAAACTTATATAGGTCTTTCTCCAAAACCTTCTTA